GCCCTTCGACCAGGGTGATTCCGCCGGAATAACCGCCTCGAGGAGCTCCCATGTCGCGTGGCGCTGCTCGTAATGATTGTGGACGAAGTCCCGATTCGCCTGTCGATGAGGGCACGGCGGACCGCCGAACGGGACCAGGATCGAGACCGTCATGCCGCCACCGCCTCGATCAGCGCAACAGCAAGATCGGCATCGAACGGGCCACCCACGAACTGGTCACGCCAGCGGTTGATCGCCGCGTTGGGCCAGCGGAGCAGCGGGAGCAGCTCGTTGAGCGGGGCGTCGGCGATGTCGTAGGGGTAGCGGAAGTAGTTGCCATACCGGCCCCAACGTGGGAACCCGAGGTCGACGTGCGAGCCCACGAACAGGGTCGGGCGGCCGCGGGCCACGGCGAGCGCAGCGACGGTGCCGTCGGCCACGACGAGATCAGCGGCGTCGATGTCGGACGTGTCGAGGGTGCCGCCGTCGCGCCAGGTGAAGTAGCGGGCGCCCTCGTCGATGTCAGGGAGGCCCCAGTCGGAGCGCCGGCCCCAACACCGGACGGTCAGGTCCAGGCCGGACGCGAGGAGCGTGTCGAGGGCGGCGGCGTTGGCGGCGCGCAGCCCGGGGTCGATGGTGCCGTCGTCCATGGGATGGGCCGGCGCGAACAGGACCCGGTGGGGTTCCGGATAGGCCGGGGTGACCACGTCGCAGTAGGTGAACCCGACGGCGACGGCGGGCACCGGGTGGCCGTAGAGGCCGAACACCGCGGCGTGGCCGGGTCCGTGTACGAGGTGGAGGCGGATGTTCGGATGCGGCGGCCGACCGTCCCATTCGAGGATCGGGTTAGCGCCGTGGGGGTAGGTGACGACGCGCTCGTGACGTTCGACGAGCGCGCCGCCGGTGTCGGGATGGTCGAGGTCGACGATGGCGACGTCGCCGGCGTCGTCGACGAGCTCGTGGCCGGCGGCCGTCAGGGCCGACGCGAGACGCGCGCCCTTGCCCGAGTATTCGAAGAACGCGACCTTCACGAGACCTTGAGATGCGGATGGATCTGCAGCCAGCGGTTCGCGAGCACTCCCCGCTGGTGCCGGTCGATCTGACGAAGGGGGAACCGGCCCGGCCTCACGCCGAGTCGTCGGGCGACGACGGGGAACGACAGCTGGTCCTGATAGGTCCAGCGGACACACTCGGCCAGCCAGGCCTGGCCGAAATCGGAGCGGATGGAGCGATCCCAGGCGATGGTCCCGCAGGCGTAGAGGCCGCCGAAGGAAGGGTGACCCTCGGCCCGGTAGGAGCCGACCTGCTCGAGGATCGGCAGGCCGTCGTAGCGACCGCCTTGGGATTCCTTGCCGAGCGTCGCCTTGGCTTCGGAGTAGATGCAGTTCCGGCGCGGATGCTTCCAGGCCGCGATCCCGTCGCGACGCGCGTGCAGCGCCTCGCGAGCGAAGGACCGGCTGGTGACCTGCATGTTGGCGTCGATCCAGACGACGTCGTTCTGGGTGACGCGCGGCGTGCACTTGTGGACCTTCGCCGCGAGGTTCGGGTGCTCGAAGAGGGGCGGGTCGAAGATGACCTGCCAGGGCGCAGGCGCGTGGATCGACGGCTCGTCGGTGAAACACAGCCAGTCGACGTCGACGTCCTGCTCGACCTGGGGCTGCAGACGGTCGTACTGGCCGTAGCACGCCGTGACTACGACAGCTGCAGCCATTTGCGCTCACGCTGGAGGAACAGCCGGCGGCCGTGTTGGCGCCAACGGCGACCGCGCCGGTAGGTCGCGTCGTCGGACGCCTTCTTCGCCCAAGGGTGCAGGTGCTCGACCGTCGAGTCGAAGGCGTGGGCGTACGCCCGTCGAGCTCGCGCTGTCGCGATCAGCTCGTCGTCGGCGTAGTCGTGGTGATAGCCCTCGTGCAGAACCACGCCGGGCTCGTCGATCGTCCCGAGCGTCTCGACGTAGGCACGGGCCACGAGGGTGTGCGTCGAGTGCTCCCCGCTCATCGTCCGGGGGTTGCACAGGTCGGTGGTACCAACCACTTGCACCGTGTCGTTCATCAGCGCCACGGCCGCCTCGAACCATCCGGCGTGGAACCGCAGGTCGTCGGCGCCGGTGAACAGGTACCGCTCGGTAGTGGCCCGGTAGCCATCGTTGATCTTGCAGGCCCACGAGCCGCGCTTGGGCGGCACGGTGATGAAGTCGGCGCCGGCGGCGTCGAGCGCGGCGATTTCGCTCTCGTCGTTGGTGCTGGCAACGAACAGGGTCCGATGCGGCGCGGACGTCGCTTCCTCGACGGACGCCAGCAGCGGCTCGACCCGGTGGGGTCGACCGAGCACCGGCACGATGATGACAACCACCGCGCCTCCCCGCTCAGTAGCCGTCCGGCCCCGCGAAGGGGATGTCCTTGTCGCCGACCGGGTCGACCGAGAGGTACTGCGTCCCGGTCTCCTCGTCACACAACGGCCTTGTCTCGAGCGGCTCGCCGCGCGACGTCGGGACCACGCCGACCTCGGCCAGGCCGGCGGCCTTACGCACCAGTCGCTTCTCATTCGAGGTCAGGTAGACATCAGGCGAAGCGCTGGCAAAGGTTCCCGACCAGCCCGACACCGACTCCTGGGTGAGCTGGGACGGGTTCTCGAAGCTGCGCCGGGCCGACCACAGCGTGACCGTGAAGACGATGTCGGGGAAGTCGCTCTCCCAATCCATGCCGGTCTCGGTACGGATGAGAGCGCTGGCATCGTCGAGCGTTGCCTGCGCTCGCTCCTCGTCGCCGTCCTTGATGCCGCGGGGGATCCGGGCGGCGAGGTCGTCGACCCCCGCGAACGCAGGCAGGCTCGGCAGGCTCATCGGATCAGCTGGTACCAGCCAGGCGGCAGTTGACGGCCCGAACGAGGATGGGATCGTCGGTGCCGTCGACGCTCGGCTGGAACTTGCCGTCGTCGTCGATGATGCCGCGGTCCATGACGACGCCCGTGCCCATGAACGTGTCCGTCAGGAGACGGTCGACAGGCCCGTTGGCGTGCGTGGGGTCGTAGTCCCGCAGCGTCCGCAGGCTCATGCCCTTGTAGCTACGGGTCTCACCCCACGAGGCACCCTGGGGGACCACCGGGGCCACGAGCGACAGCACGAACGCCGTCTGATGGGCGGCGATGGCGATGTCGGGGTCCAGCGCGATGGCGGACACCGCCGTGAAGCCGGCGATGCGGCCGATGATTGCCTCACGGAGGGCATCGCTCGACCCCGACTGGTCGAACTTCGCCAGGCGGTCGCTCTTGAGGATCGCCGCCTCCACACTCGAGCCGACAGCCAGGAACCGCTGGCTGGCGGGCACGTTCGCGTTGTTCAGCGCGATCCGGGCATCGACCAGGCCGAGGTACGGGTCGTCCTCGTCGAGCTCGACGGTCACCTCGGTGTCGGCGGCCGCCAGCTCCGTGCCCACGGCGTCGTCGACCTTGCGGACGACCGAGCTCATGGCCGGTGCCGTGACCTGCGCGCCGAAGTCCACGATGTCGAGCGTCATCTCCTCGTCCGACACCCCGATCGCCTTGTAGACGTGGGTGGCAAGGGTGACGTCGACCTTGGTCTCGTCGAGCTCGTCGACGACGATCGGCGCCCCGCCCCGCAGCACGCGAGTGCGCGCGGTCGTGTAGGCCGGCACCTTCAGCGTGACGGTGTCATCCTTGGCGCCTCGGAAGGCACCGTCGGGGATGTCGCGCCGCACGAACTGCGACAGCACGGTGTCGCGCTCGAGGACGCCGAGCATCTGGGCGATGACCTGTTCGGCCTTGACAAATTCGTTCGCCACGGCGGTACCTCCTTGAGGTCAGTTGGGACCGCGGTCGGCCGCCGTGGTGGGGCCGTGCGGGAAAGTCAGTAGCGCGGGACGCTCTCGGCCAGCTTGGCCGGGTTCGTCTCCGTCGGCGTGTCGCCGGTGGGATCGGTCCCGCCCGAGAGAGACTCTCGGGGCCTGCTGGCCGGACGGGAACCGCGGGTGCCCTTGTCGGACTCGCCGTCCTTGCCGGTCGGCTTGAAGCTGTCGAGCAACTCGTCGGCGTCGGCCTCGAGCTCCTCCTTGGTGCCGCCGGCGAGGCGCTTGGCCTGGGCGGCGGTCAGCCCCTTCTCGGCAGCCACCTCGGCACGCAGCGCTCGAGCGTCGGCCTCTTCGGCACGCTTCTCGAGGGCGGTGAGCTTCTCGGCCACCTTCTCGGACTCCGACTTCGAGCTGTCCTGCAGCTTCTTGAGCCGCTCCAGCTCTTCGAGGTCCGCCTTGGATCGTGTCTCGTGCTTCTTCGAGAGCTCTTTCCACTTGTCGCGGTCGGCCTCGAGGGACTCAAGCTTGTCCTGAAGGTCCTTGATCTGCTTCGCCACCTTGTCGGCGTCGTCGTCTGCCACTGCACTGCTCCCTTGTCGGGTTGAGCGCCTCCCTGTCGGATGCGCCGGGATCGTCAGCCGAAGACGGGCTCCGCGGAACAGGAGCACCCGTCGTGGGCCGGAAAGTCGGCGTTCGCGGCGAAGACGCGACCCGCCAGGGACGCGCAGAACTCGCACGCCTTGCCGGAGGTCACGCGCTCGTAGCCGCGCGATCGCCTGTCGTGTTGCACGGTCTCACCGATCGTCTCCCGACCGGCGTTGAGAACATGGCGCATCGCCGCAGCCGAGGACCTGGCCTCGGCGACATCCACTGCGGTGGCGAGGTTCGCCGTTCGGCCAAGTGCCGTTCTGATGGACACCGGGCCGGTGACGAGCATCGAGACCCGGATGGCTTCGACATCGCCAGGGGCGGCCAGGGCGGGTGTGAATAGGCCGTCAGGACCGAGCTGCTGGGCCCGAAGTGTCGTGAGGTAGGCGGCGGCCATGCCGGCCGAGGTAAGGCGATTGGCCTGGATGATCGGCTCGACGACGCCGAGCCAGTTCTCGAATGTTCCGTCCAGGTTCTCGGGGTCGAGGATCGGCCAGGCCGAGTGCATCGTCATGACCACCTGAGCACCGAGGCGGGCCTGGGCGAGTCGGTGCGCCTCGGCGAGCGCCGCCGGCATCTATGCGGTCGGCGCCGGCTGCGGCGGGACCTGGCTGTTGGCCAGGCGCTGCAGCAGTGCGATCATGCCGCCCTCCTGCTCGGCCAGGGCCTTGGCCCGATCGACATCCTGCTGGGTCCAGCCGGGGATCTTCTCCCAGAGCATTTCGACGGGGACGCCGAGCATCTGAGCGAGCTTGCCGAGCGCGTCGGCGGCCTGGGCGAGCGAGCGGATCGAGGTGTCGCGCCAGCGAACCTGCGCCGACACGTCCTGGGCGGCCGTCTCGTCCCCGTCGACGAGCGCGGCGATCCGAAGTGTGAGCTCGCCCGCTTCGCCGAAGCTCGTCTTGCGCTCATCGGACTTGGCGGTCTGTGAGGCTCGGGCTGCGGCGAGTGCCTCAGCCGAGAGATTCGCCATGGAGCCGAGCACCTCGTGCGCCGGCGTCTGGGACACGGCCGACAGGGCCTTGAGGTCCGACTCGCCGGCGGCGATGAAGCCGTCGAGCGGCGACGCCGGCAGCGAACCGAACTTCGTGTCCTTGTCGGCGGCGACCAGCAGGTCCTCGACCCGTAGGCGCATCTTGGCCGTCTCTGGGGTCTCGCCCGTCGCCTTCACGGTTTCGTCGATCGACATGCCGGCAATCGTGCGCACCACCCAGGAGGCGAAGCGCTGGACGACGAGGCGGTCGAACGTGGTCTGGTCGATCCGGCCGAAGAGCGGTATGTGCGGCTCGATCTCGCCGGGCGAGCGGCCCTCGAGGTCGAGCTGGTTGGCGAAGCGCACCACCGGGCAGAAGCCGAGGTCGTGTCGGCTGACCACGATGGCGGCCGTGAAGGACTCGCCGTTGCCCTGTGCGGTCAGCTCCCAGGTCGCCGAGTCGTCGTACAGGGTGAGCTTCCAGCCGGGGCTGTTGTTGATCTTCGTCGGCACACCGCGGAGCGCGTACTCGGGCAGGTCGTCGTGAGCGGCATCGCCGTAGACGGCGATCATGTTGCGCGGCGAGACGCCGCGGATCACAGGGATGTCGTTGCTGAGGAAGTCCTTGCCCGGCAGCACCGTGACATAGGACAGCCCGTAGGCAAGTGCGGCGCGGAAGATCGCCGTCTGGCGCGCGTCCATGCTGTTGGCCTGCCAGTAGCGCCAGGGATCCGCGTTGTCGGGGTCGTCGGCGCGCCGGTAGCCGTCGACGAACAGCGTCTGGGCGACAGACGTGACGACGAGGCCTCCCCAGGGCGTCTCCGAGCGCGCTGCCAGCTCGCGGTACTCCCTGGTGGACTGCCGGGGCTGATGCGGCTTCTCGTGGTCGTAGCGGTACCAACGGTCGATGCGGTCGAGGTTCTGGCGCTCCCTGCGGAGCTTGGGGAAGAGCTGCTCGACGACGAGCATCCGGGCCTCGTTCGGTGTCAGCAAGCGCTTCCCTCCCTCACCAGACGACGCCGGAACGCTTCTCGGCGGGCCCCGCGGCGAGGACCAGGCGGCGGACCATGCGGGCCCCGATCATGCAGACGCCGGCGTCGACCTTGAGCGGTGACGAGGGCGATTCCTTGCCGACCGAGACGCCGTAGCGGTTCGGGCGCCGGCGCAGGTTGGCGACGTGACGGGTGAGGCGAGGATCGTCGTCGTGGGTGAACCGACCTTCGACGATCTCACGTTCGACGAGCTCGGCCTCTCGCGTGAAGTCGAAGGCGTGGTTGCGCATGTCCCAGGCGATGGACTGGGGATCCTTGCCGCCCGGGACGGCCATGATGCGAAGACGCCCGGCGAAACGCTTCGGCCAGTCGATCTTCGTGAACGACTCCCACTCCTGCACGTCGGCGAAGAACCCGACGACGTCGAGGCCGGCGAAGGCTGCCTCGACGACCCGGTCGACATCGGCCACGTCGACGACGTCGCCCGTATTGTGCCCGGTGTTGGGCTCCCAGACATCGACAGTGAACACGTGCCCGTCCGAGACGCAGCAGCCGACGAGCGCCGTGGCGTCCCGTGACTTCGACCCGTCGAAGAAGAGCACGACCTCCTCGTCGGAATCGACGCGCCGCTCACGGTTCGCGCAGCGCGCCCATTCCGTCGGTGCGACCCAGGCTGTCTCGTGCACGCTCGGCCAGTTGAGGTACTTGCGCTTGGACTCCGACGGCTTAGCCGTCAATGACCAGATCCGCTCCATCTGCGGGCGGACGTCGACCTCGCCGTTGCCGTTGATCTTCCAGTCACAGTCGGCATACACCCACTGAAGGGCCGCCCGCAGCGACGCCGGGTCCGAGAGGTCGGTGTTGGGCGGCGCGATACGGGCGTCGTAGAGGATCTCAGTCTCGCCCCTCAGCCGTCCCTCTTCCTGGGCCACCCAGGCGTCCCAGGTCGACTCGGCGACGCACTCTTCGCCGGGCACCCAGGCGTTCGCCGTCTCGAGCAGACGGTCGCCAGACTTCGCGAGGTTGTCGGCCAGCGTGCCCATGAGCTCGGGGCCGGCATTGGTCGGCTTCCAGTGCTCGGTCTCGTCTGCGACCACGAACGACGACTCGGCACCTTCCGACGCGGTGACCGACGACGTGATGACTTCGAGCGTCCCCTCGGGGAGCTTGTAGTACCGGGTCTTGCCGGGATCGAGGTGGTACTCCTCGACGACCTTCGAGCCCTTGGGAGCGAAGGCCCGGACCATCCGCATCGTGTTTGCCGTCTGGGATTCGGCTGTGGCAGCGATCTGCACGAGCGGCATGTCCACCGCGCGCCCTGCGCACCCCCCCGGGAGTCGAGCGTCTTTGCGGGCCAGGCGGACGGGTGCGCAGAACTCGATGAGGGCCAGCACAGCAGCGAATGGCGACTTGCCGGAGCCCTTGGCCAGGCGCCGGGCCCCGTGGTGGAAGAGCCAGTGCCCCTTCGGGTCGAAGGCGTACCACCAGAGGAGGAACCGGAGCTGGTCCCTCGTCAGACGGAAAGACTTGCCGGCGCGCGGTCCGTTCGGCTGCTTGAGCCAGGCCTCGGCCCAGCG